CGTGCCAGGCCGTGCCTCGCCGCGCCCGGCCTCGCCCCGCCGCGCCAAGCTCGGCGACTCCGGCCCGGCCTGCTTCTCATGCCCCATTTCATGACTCACGTGGTTTTATGCCCACAAACCACGCATGGAAGCAGGACGGGCCGGAAGCGCCGGGACATTACTTCGGCTGGCTGATGCTCCCGCTCGGCCCGCCGGACTTGCCGCCCTGCGGTTTCGGCGGTGGTGGTGGCTTCGGAATGTTCGGGTTGTCTTTGGTCATGGGATTCTTCCTTCCAGGTATTGTAACGTGAGTTAGAGTCGCCTCGGCGGTATGGGCCACCGGCGATATTTTGGCCTATCTTTCCGTGGCGGTGGTTCATCCTTTGATTGATCAAGGTCATACTCTATATACATGGCATGAATGGCTTGACAGTCCTCATCACAAGTTCCGTCGTGTATCGCAAGTATGTGACAATCCGCCACTGCACTACCACAATGTATTGTCACCGTTGTTGTCATTTCACCTCCATCGGCTCTGTCCGGCATGGACAGTCTGCGACGATCCACGCCGGTACTGCGGGCGCTGCATTCGCTTCACCTTGCGCAGCGCCCGCCGGCGGGCCTTCAGGCGTCGATTGTGGCGCTCGCGGTCGCGCCAGGCTTGCAGCTTGATCATGATGGCCTCCTCAGTTACCCCAGCTCACGCCGGGATACGCGGCGACGAACACGGCCAGCGCCAACGCCAGGGCGATCAGTATCGCTTTCATGACGGCTCCACCTTTCCATATGGATTGGTTGTCGGCACTTTCACCGCGCCGGTCAGGGCGACGATTTGCCGGTAGGCTGCTGTTGCTGCTTGATCAGACCCAAGCATAAACTCCATGCGGTCATACCAGGAAATCAATACGAGCAAACCGCCAGGCCAGACCGTAGCACTCTTGATCTGGTTCAGGTTTACCAGCCTGTCTTGGATTTCGACCCACTGGCACATGGCAACCTTCTTACGCGAAAATAGCTTATGAGAATTGGAATTCCTAAACGTTATTTTCCACCCTCACCCGGCGGCGGTTCCGCTAGGCCGCCGCCGGGCTTCAGGAGGAGGGCTGCATGGGAGCGGGCCGTCACGCCGCTCCCGGCCGCCGCCTGTCTGGCCCGCACAAGGAGGTCGACTTTCTGATGAGAGAGGAAAGCAGAAAGCGGGTGACAGACAGGCGGCGCCGGCAGCGGGCGATGCGCTCAGCTCCCGTCCGGGTGATACCCGGAGGCAAGAACGTAGAACATCAGGATCAGTCCGACCAGCAGGATCAGGTCAACCACGGCGAATCTCCTTCAGTTCGGCCTGGGCCTCTAGCGCCGCTGCCTAAATCCGCAGCAGCGCCTCCAGCGCCCGGTGGGTGTTTCGCGCGTCGAGCGCGGCCTCGGCGTCTACCGCCAACCTCTTGATATGCTCCAGCCCGGTCAGCGCATTCTCAATCGCGCCGATGGCGTGGTAGGGGAGCGGCTGCCGCCTGCTGTGTAGCCTAGCGGTTCCTACGCCAGTCATTGATCAGACTCCGCACGATCACCGGCGCACCGGCGACGGCAAACGCAGCCAGGCAACGCCACCAGGCCGCGGTGTCCAGCAGGAAAAACAGGGCAACGAGCACCAGCCCGTTGCCGGCCGCAACCGTGATCCAGGTCCGTTCATGCGTCAACCACTTGCCGATGGGCGTCTCAAGCGCCACGGCGTAGAGCGTCGCCGCCATGCCCAAAGTTGCGTAGATCAGGGTCATTTTATCGTCCATTTGGTCACATCCTCACGGCTTTGTGTTATGCTTGGGTCGAGGGCCGGACAGGTAGCGCACACTGCCTCAGTCACGAGGACGAAGATTGCATGGCGCTCGTATCCCGGCCCCGCTTGCCGCAAGGTGGGCGGGTGGTGGAACCTGCCCGGCTGCACCACCCGCCGCGAGCCAACGCTTAGAATGGCATATCGGCGTTGCCACCGTCGCCGGTCGCCGCCTCCGGCGCTTCGGTGTCGGTCGTGATGGCGACCCCGGCAAAGGCCCGGGCCATCGCTGCATAGTACGCCTGGCGCTCCGGGTCCACCGGGTCGCCCGGCTTGACGGTCAGGATGTGGTACTTCCCCTTGTCGTTCTGCTGCTTGTCGGTCCCGATGATCAACGTGCGCTTGAATCCGAAGGTCTTGAGCAGCGTCACAAGCTGCTTGCCGGCCTTCGCGCTGGTGCGACCGAAGCCGATGAGGAAGGGCACGTCGCCCTCGTCCACGTCGACGGCCAGGAAGTTGTAAAACAGCGCACACGGCGGCGCGGCGCCGTCCTCGCCCCAGTCGCCGTAAATGCAGGCGTTGCAGCCGGTGGTCGGCTCGCCATCTTCCATGACGCCGGCCAGTCCTTCTCTGGCTGTCGCGCCGTCATCCGATGCGCAGATCGGGTCCTGCCCGCGCTGGAAGTCGCCGGGCCACATGACCCGGCCGCGCTTGACGCCGATCACGATGGCGTTGATGGAGGGCTTCGTCGTATTCAGCAGCGAGTTGTGCAGCTCTCCGGCCTTGTCGCTGAACTGGCTTTGCGCCTGAACCAGCCGGACGCGCGGCAGGATCATGTCGGCGCGGCCAAGCTCGTCCAGGCCGGGGATCGCCGCCGGCTCCGGGGCGACGGCGAGTGGGACGGGGGGCACGGGAACAAGGGTCTTATCCATTGGGGGCCTCCTAGTGTGAGAGATATTCCAACTCCGCCGCCTTCAGCCGGGCGACGGTGCGGAGCGCAGCGAAACGGTCGTCCAGGGTGCGGATGTCCACGTCGATCATGTCCAGGTCAGACTGGACGCTTCGCATGTGACTCAAGGCAGTCTGATAATTCGGGTCCTTCGCCTGGGCCGCCAGCAGCGCCGACTTGCGCAGCTCGGCATTCTTGCCGTTGGCGTAGGCCTCTGCCTCCAACGGCAGATTCGCCATGTCGAGGTCTTCCTTCGTCTGGCCGAGCAGCCGGGCGAAGTCGGCCCGGTCGCGGCGCTTCGCGGCCAGCTCTTCGGGCACGGCGAGCAGACGGGCGCTCAGGTCGTCCAGGCCGAGGGTGTCGAGGTAGGTCTTGAACGCGGCGTCGAAGGCATCGGGCAGAAGCTCTTTCAGGGCCTCGACGGCCTGAGAGTAGATCAGGTCGCTGAGTGTGGATATCAGACGGTCGTCCATGCTTGACTCCTCCCTTGCGCCGCCCTATAATTGAGGCGGCGCTGTTCAATGTCAGTTGGCGGTACCCTTATTGGCTCCGGAGTGTTCGCAGCACTCCGGGGCCGCGCTTTTTGTCGCTAGATTTACCAGGCTTGCGGTGACCACGAGACGAAATCGTCCCGTCGTTCCGCCGTAATCTGCGCCTGCGTCATCTGCTCGACTATGCCCGCAAGCGTTTCAACCGCCAGGGCAAGCGGCCCGATGGCAGTTCCGGCCGTGCCGTTGGCAGCGTTGCGGACTGCGAGATCGCACAGGCGGCGAATCGTGGCAAGCGACGACTGAATCTCTTCGGGGTCCATCACGCCCTCCCCGCCAGGATCGCGTCGGTCTGCCGCTCCAGCCAGCCGCCCGGCTCGCACGCCTCCGGCGGCAACTCCGACGACCCGGCCAGCAGATTGCGCGCTCGCGCCCGGCGCAGCGCCTCTCGCCGGTGTGTCCAGCACAGCCCGGCGGTGTAGACCGGGTTGGGGCAGCCCGGGAGGTGGCACCTGGGCCGGGTCGTGGGCTGGGTCGTGGTCTTTGGGACTCGGTAACGGGGTCGTGTTTCGGTCATTGTTGGACCTCCTCTCGCAACGTCAAAACGTCACGCCGACTGCGACTTCTCGTCGCCGTTGCGTGACAGGTAGGAGCGGAGTGCATCCTCTACGATGCGCGACACCGGGCGCCGCTCCTTCATCGCCCGCGCCTTGACCTGCCGAACCAGGCTGTCCGGCAGGCTGGCAGTCAAAATGGGTCGGTCTTCGCCTGTGTATTTCATACTCTCATTGTACAATGTCTAATAAGATTTGTCAAGCGATTAACGGTAATTTGCTATGCACTTTTCGCGCATCTTTCTGCGTTTGAAAAGTATACATCTGTGGTATAATCAGCGCATGGACGCGCAACCGCCTGACGACCCCTTGACCACCGCCCCGCCCCGCGTCCGGGCGCTCGTTCGTCTCTTGCTCTCCGACCGCCGCTTGCAGCGCCATCTCTGCGATCTGGACCACGGCTCGATTACGTTCTACTTCGTCGCCAGCCGCCTCCGCCAGTATCGCGCCAATGCCCAGGTGGACATCGATTTGCCTCTTGACAACGAGTAAAGTTTCTGCTACAATGGGCTTGGCAGAGGGTATAGGTTGACCATGCCCTGAAGCTACCGACCGAAGGTAAAACAACGCCCTGATCTTGGACGGGCGGCTGTGTTATCAGCCGCCCGTTTTTGCTTTGTGACGATGACATATCGTGACCGTATCACCGAGCAACGAATCGTTAAGGTGCGCGACCTTGTAGCGCATCCGGCGAATTGGCGCACTCACCCTAAAGAGCAGCAGGACGCGCTGGCCGGGGCATTGCGCGAGGTTGGGAACATCGACGCTTTGACGGTGCGCCCCTTGCCCGGCGAGCCGGGGAAGTATCAGATCGTCGACGGGCACCTCCGGGCTAACTTGATGCCTGACGACGCGGTGCGCGTCGACGTGACTGACCTCTCCGACGCCGAGGCCGCCTATGTCCTGACGACGAAAGACCCGCTGGCGGCAATGGCTCGCGCCGACGCCGAGCGCCTGGGGGCATTGCTCCATGACGTGAAGTCTGGCGACGCAGCGGTCCAGGCGATGCTGGCGGGGCTGGCGGAAGAGTATGACCTGTTTCAGAAGGCCCCTGGTGCAGGCGGCGATGAGTTCGACACAACACCGCAGGATGGGCCGACGCGCTGTCAGGCCGGCGACCTGTGGCAACTCGGCGACCACCGGCTGGTGTGCGGCGATAGCACGGATAAGGCGACGGTGGAGCGGGTGATGCGGGGGGAGAAGGCGGTGCTTGGCTTCAGTGATCCGCCCTACGGTATCAACATAGATATTAGCTGGTTTTCCGCGCTTAATCTGAAGCGCGGAAAACCAGCTAATAAGAGCAATGATACGTTACAGGGTGATGATGGCTCACTTGATCTCTCCTGTGCTTTTTTGACTGCTAGATGGTTGGTGTGGGGATTCCCGCACATCGCCCATCCTGGTATGACAGGTTGGCTTGTCTGGGATAAGTGGCCGGGTGCTGATAATGGATTGGGAAACCCAGTAGAGTTGGCATTGACGAACCTATGGAATGGTTTTCGGCTGATTCGGCTTATGTGGCGCGGCTATTATCGTGCGGCAGGTGAAAAGCGGGAACCACATCCAACACAAAAGCCAGTAGGTGTATGCCAGCCATTTATCGAACAGTATACAAAGATAGGGGATGTGGTAATTGATCCGTTCGGCGGCTCCGGCACCACGTTGATCGCGTGCGAGCGAACCGGCCGGCAGTGCCGGATGGTCGAGATCGAGCCGCGGTACTGCGATGTGATTTTGCGGCGGTGGGAGGCGGAGACGGGGCGGAAGGCGGTGCTGGCGGAGCGGGCAGCATAGAAACCAATGTCATATTTACATGGGCAAGCGACTGTATTCTACCGAGCAGATCATTGAGGCCCTGAAGGAAACAAAGGGCATGGTTTACGTCGCCGCTGAGCGATTGGGCTGCGCTCCGGTGACAATTTATAAGCGCGCCAAAATCAGCAAAGCCGTCCAGGACGAAATCGACAAACAGCGTGGTAAGATGGTCGACATTGCCGAACTCAAATTCTATCAGGCAATCCAGAACGGCGAGCCGTGGGCTATTGCAATGATGCTCAAGACGGTCGGCAAGGGACGCGGTTATGTGGAGAAGCAAATTATCGACAACCAGGTATCCGGTGAGATGACGGTGTACCATGCAAACCTCGACCCAGACGCGCGGGCGGCAATCGAAGAAGCGGAACGCATCATCGCCGACCGAGCAGCAAGCCCTGGCGTATAGCCCACTCATCTGGGCACAGTCGGCGAAGGTGCAGATTACCCACCCGACGCGCGGCCGGGAGACGTGGCATCCCTACCCGTACCAGGCGAAGCTGCTCATGGACCGCGCCCCGGCCCGGCTGGTCCTGAAGGCGCGGCAGACCGGCATCTCGCAGACCTGCGCCATCGAGACGGCGCACAAACTGGTCACGCAACCGAACGCGACCATCCTCTGGCTGTCGAAGGACCAGCACGCGGCCAGCCTGATCCTGGGCTACGTCAAGACGGTGCTCTATGGCTTGCCCGGCTTGAAGCTTGACCGCGACGCCGAAACGTTCATCCGGCTGACCAACGGCGCAATGGCGACCAGCCTGCCGGCCAGCCCGACGACGGCGCGCAGCTTTGCAGCTTCGGCCGTCTACATGGACGAATTCGCCTTCGCCCACTATGCGCAGGAGGTGTACCAGTCGGTCTACCCGACCGTCTCGCACGGAGGCCGGCTGACGGTTATCTCGACGCCGAACGGCCGGGCGAATCTGTTTTTCTTGCTTTGGTCCGGGCAGCAGGGCGGCGAGTGGAGCCGGCACACGATCCACTGGAAGGACTGCCCGGCCTATGCCGGCGACTGGTACGAGCGGACGCGACCCAAGTTCACCGCGCAGAGCTGGGCGCAGGAATACGAGTGTGACTTCGTCACCTCCGGCGCAGCGCGATTCCGGGCCGACAACATCGACCGGGCGCATGACGGCGCGGCCGGCCTGGGTGAGCCGCAGCCGGACCGGGAATACCTGACCGCCTGGGACATCGGGCGGCGGCGTGACGCAACGGTCGGGGTGACGCTGACGACTACAACGCCGTATCAGGTCGTGGACTTCGAGCGGTTCGACGGGCTGAGTTACCCGGAGATCCAGCGGCGCATCGAGGCGCGGGCCGCGAAGTGGCCTGGGCAGACGACGATCGAGAGCAATGGGCCAGGAGATCCGGTGATTGAGAACCTGTCCGTTGCAGTAACGCCGTGGGTGACGACGGCGCGCAGCAAGCAGCAGATGCTCGACGGGCTGAGCCTGGCGTTGGAGCGGGGCGACCTGAAATGGCGCGACATTCCGCAGCTTGATACGGAGATGCTGCTCTACCAGGATGACGACCGGGATCTGGTGCAGGACTGCGTGATGGCGTTGGGGATTGCGACGGCGCACGTGGGCCTATTGCCGCTGGTAGACATAGTATGAGTGAAACAAACGGCCTGGGGCGAATGTTGCGGTACTTCGCTGATGCGTGGCGGTATGCGCTCTATGGCGACACGAAGACGAGCGGGATATTCGCTGCGACCCTGACTCAGATGGCCCAGGTTGGCGCGTACCAGTTCGAGACCGGCAACGTCGACGCAGCCATGCAGCTCGCCGTGACCTCGGCCTGGGTCTGGTCAGACATCAAGCTAATCGCCGACCGCATCGCCTCGCGGAACAATCGGCCGGTGGTCAAGATTGGCGATGACGACGAGGAGGTAAAGGATCATCCGTTTCTCAAGTTGCTTGACCGGCCTAATGCTGTGTGGTCAGGCGGGCTGCTGTTACGGTACATCACCTGGTGGTACTTGCTGTACGGCAACGCCTACCTGTTCATCTCGACTGAGGCGCCGGGGCGGGGCGAGCCGCAAGAGTTATGGCCTCTTCCGGCGAATGCGGTCAAGCCCTTGTCGGATACGCTGCGGCGGGGGACGTTCGGGCGGGATGTGATCGATTACGAGTACACGGTTCAGGGGATGCCCCAACGGTTGCCGGGCGAGAATATGGTGCACCTACGCACGGCCAACCCGTTTGACTACTGGCAGGGACTTTCCCCACTCACGGCGGCATTGATGGGGGTTCAGACTGACACATCTGAGTCCAAGTGGGTCCGTGACTTCTTTGCCCGGAACAACGCGACGCCGAATGCGATCTTGAGTCTGCCGGCGACGGTCGGGACTACTGACTTCAACCGGATCAAGGAGCAACTCAAGGAGCAGCTCGAAAGCGGCCAGCGGCGGATCATCACCCGGGCCGGCGACCTGAAGGTCGACGTTATCCAGCAAACGCTGGAACAGATGCAGGTGGTCCAGTCGCGCGCGTTCAGCCGTGACGAGATCGACCGCGTCTACGGCGTACCGCAAGGTCTGGTCAGCGGGGCGCTATCCGGCGACTCACGGACGGCGGCAGAGGTAACTTTCAGCCGGAATACCATTCAGCCTCTCTTGGATTACATCTGCGACGAATGGACGGCGAATGTCGGCCCGTTCTATGGCGACGATGTGCGGATCGAAGCGCCGAATACGGTACCGCAGGACCGGTCGCTCGCAGTCCAGGAGTATGCCATGTACAGCCGAGATCGGACCGTGAATGAGAACCGGGCCGAGCAAGGTCTGGGTGAATCGAGCGATCCGAATGCGGAGATCCCGGTCAGGCTCCTGGAGCTATACGTGAAATCGGGCGGGACGCCTGCGCCCGGCACGCCGAGCTTGCCCGGCGCTCCTGCGCCGGCGCAGGAGGTCGCGGTACAGGCCGGGCGCGCGGCAGAAATGGCCCGCTGGAAAAAGGTTGCCTTGAAAGAGGCGCGGGCCGGACGCGACCCGGCGGCGCGTGGATTCGAGAGCGCCGTCCTGGGGCCGGAGACGGTCGATGCCATCCGGTTGCGGCTCGCCGGCGCAGACGAGGCCACCGTCCGGGCAATCTTCGGCGCAAACGGGCACGGCGAGCCGGCGAAGGTCGACCCAGGCGACCAGGCCCGGGCCGAGCGCAGCCTGGAAGACAAGCTGTCTGCTATCCTTGACAAATACCGGGGCAAGATCGCGGCGGCAATCAAGGCCGGCCAGGACGTGGGGCCGCTGCTTGACGAGCTGGCCAGCGAACTGGCTGCGAATCTGAGCATCGGGCTGAGCGCGACGATGACCGACGCGACGATGGCCGAATCGGAAAGCGTCGGGGTCGACTTCGACGTCGCAGTGGTCAACGGCGAGGCGGCGAGGTGGGCGCGCGAATATGCCTACGACCAGGTGCGTGGGATCACCGATACCTCGCGGGCGGCAATCGCCAACGCCGTTGAGCAGTTTGCCCGGTCGCCGGGCATGACGGTTGGGCAGCTCTCGGAGATGCTCACGCCGGCATTCGGGCCGGCGCGGGCGAAGATGATCGCGGTCACCGAGACCACCCGCGCTTACGCCGAGGCCTCGCGGGCGGCGCAGCGGTATCTGGCCGGCTATGGCCTGACGATGAAGCGGGTCTGGAAAACGTCGGCGGATGACATCGTATGCCCGGTCTGCGGCCCACTCAACGGCAAGCCGGAGGGAGAGTGGGGCGGGCTGGACGGGCCGCCGGCGCATGTCAACTGCCGGTGCGTGGTAACGCTGAAATGGCAAGAATAGAGATTCGCGGACTGGACGTGCTGGTCAAGCGGCTCGGCGCAGGAATCGAGCCGGCGCTGGCGGCGGCGACGCTGGCCATTGGCGAGGAGATCCGTGACAAGATCGCAACCTACCCAGGGCCGGCCCATAGCCCGGTGATCTGGTCGAGCGAACGGCAGAGACGATACTACTTCGCCAGGCGGCGGCGGGAAGGCCTGGACCTGCGCTACATCCGGCAGACGGACAAATGGAGCCAGCGGCTCGTGCAGGGATGGGTGGTCCAGAGGCGCGGGCGGTTCGGCGCGGTTGTTGGCAACAAGGCGACTTATGCGCCGTGGGTACAGGACGCCGACCGGCAGACGCGACAGCACAAGGCGTCACGCTGGCAAACGGACAAGGAAGCGGTGGGGGCAGTGATCAAGAGCGGGGTCGTAGAGAAGATTCTGGAGCAGGCAATACGAGGTGTGCTATGATCGAAAAAGCCGGTCGGCGTCTCAACAGTCAGCGGATAGGTCAGGTCAAACGTCTGTCCGAAGCAATGCAGGCGGTGATGGAAGAGATGGCCGATTTCAGGAAATGGATGGACTATGAGGACGGCGACGACCAGGATGGACAGTCGGAGCCGGCGAAGGCCGTCACGAAGAAAGAGGGCGACGGCGACCACCCGGCGAGTCATTATCTGGTGGTCGAGGACGGCGAGAAGCCCACGACCTGGCACCTGCGGGTCAAGGGGCCGGACGGCAAGCCGGACCACCGGCTGATGGGCGCAGCATGGGCGGCGCTCCACGGCGGGTACCGGGGGAACGTGTACGAGGGGCCGAACAAGCAGGAAGCCATTGCAAAGCTGAAACGATTGTACGATGAGGAGGGCATGGAGCCACCCGGGTCGAAGTCGCTCACCGTCAAAGCCCTGGGCGACGACCGGATCGGCAGCTATGCCGTGTTGTGGGGAACGGCTGACGAGACGGATGTCACCGGTGAATACTTCACGGTGGCTACAGCGGAGCTCGACGCGGTATTCAAGGCGGTCGGCAAGCTCCCCGTGCTCTATCACCATGCCGGTGACGATGCGCTCAAGACGACTGTGGTCGGCGTGGTCGATACGCTGAAAGCCGACGATGTTGGAATGTGGTACGAGGCACAGCTTGCCCTTGCCGGGCAGTACCGGGAGGCGATCAAGGAGTTGGTGAAGCGCGGTGCGCTCGGCACATCGTCCGGGACGTATCCCAGGGCGCGGAAGGCGGCGCCGGACGGCCGGATCGAACGGTGGCCGATTGCTGAGGTAAGCCTGACGCCGACGCCGGCTGAGCCACGGATGATGGAGCGGCCGGTAGCGGAGATCAAGGCGGCGTTTACCGAAATTGGATTGACATTCCCCGAAGCGGAAGACGGGGCCAGAGGCGATGAGGAATCGCGGCGAGTCGAGGCGGAGCGGGAAGCGGCGTTACTGGATTTGATCAGCATGGAGGTGTTGACATGACTCTGGAAGAGCAGCTTGCCCAGGCCATTGCCGAGGCGCGCAAGGCCCTGGAAGCAGGCGAAATCGAGAAGGGCAAAGAATACCGCAAGAAGGCGGAGACTGTTGCCGAGGCAATCAAAGAGCTGAAGGCCCTGGACGGCATGGACCGTCCCGACCCGCTGCGCCCGGTTCTGCCCGGTGCGGGGCCGGTGGCTGGCGATGCGACGAAGGCGGCCTACGTGATGCGGTTCGGAGACCCGGACGCGGCGACGAAGGCAATCTTGATTGACCTGCACGGCCCGGACTACCAGCAGAAGTACCTGGACCAGCGACATGCGTTCTCGTACTTCCTGCGCTCCGACCCTCGCACGGCAGTACCCGACTGGGTCAGCAAGGCGATGCGCGAGATTGTCCTGACGCCGAAGTATGTCAAGGACGCAATGGATCAGGGCATCGACGTGGCGGCAATGAAAACCGTCATGGTTGAGGGGTCGGATGCATTGGGCGGATACATCGTGCCGGTGGATTTCCAGGCGCGGGTGATCAGCCGGGCGGCGGCGGTTGCTGTGGTGCGGCCTCGGGCTGCTGTAATCCCGACCAGTCGCGACTCGGTTGAGATGCCCGTCCTGACCGGCGGCGACGCGCAGTACCCCGACGCGATCCGCATCACCTGGGTTGACGAGACGCCGACTGCCGGCACAGCGGCAACCAACTTCACGTGGGGCAGCGAGAAAATCCCGGTCCACACGATGATGGCTGAGGCGTTCCTGAGCCGGAACCTTGTCGAGGACGCCGCGTTTCCGCTGGAGGCGCGACTAGCCGACTCGTTTGGGCGGGCCGTGGCGGTCAACGAAGACAACCAGTTTATCAGCGGAGACGGGCACGCCAAGCCTCAGGGCCTCCTGCCGGACGGGGCCAACGACCTGAGCATCTCGGAAGTGGTGAGCGGCTCGGCCTCGGCGCTGACCTGGGACGGCCTCGTATCGCTGACCTTCGGTATTGATGCGCAGTACCGCTCGGCTGCTGTCTGGATTGGCGAGAAAGCAACCTATGAGGCAATCGCCAAGCTCAAGGACGGCATGAATCAGTACCTGTGGCGCGAGGTGTGGGGCAACAATGTTGGCGGCGGCGGGGCCGGGACGATTCGCAACCTGCTCGGCTATCCGATCCTTGAGCAGGAGGCAATGGCGACTATCGGGTCCAACACCTACCCGCTCATCTTCGGTGACCTGGGCGGATATACTGTTGTCGACCGAATCGGCATGAGTGTTGAGCGGTATCTCGACTCGGCCACCGCGCGACTCAACCAGGTGTGTTTCGTCATGCGGCGGCGCCTGGGTGGGCAGTGCACCGAGACCTGGCGCTTCGCCGTCCAGAAGTGCTCGACGTAGGAGGCAAGTGATGAGTGACAAGATCCTTTCCAACAACCTCAAGATTCTGCGTGGGCCGACCAACTGCGAGACGGCGTTGAGCGGCGTCTCGGCGCTGCCGGCCAGCGGGTCGTACATCAACGTGCGGGGCTACGAGCGGGTGCACATCATCGCCCACCTGGGAACGTTGCACGCGAGTGATTCACCGGTGCTGGCTCCGAAGTGCTCCGATTCGACCAGTGGGACGTTGGATGTTATCGACGCTACGTTGGCGCACACGTGTGACGTGACCAACGACGACGGGCAGTTTGTAACGTGGACGATTGAGACGGCCACACTGCCGGCCGATCACCACTTTGTGGCGTTGGCGTTGTCGGGGACGCTGACCAACGGCTCGTATGCCGACGTGCTCTTCCTGCTGGAAGGCCGGCACCGGCCGGTGACGCAGGACACGACCAATCAGCTCCCGACGGCGCACCAGTACAGTTGGGTCGGCTAGGGTTTAGAGGGGTGGGCAGCCACCCCTCCTGAGCAAGGAGCGGGGCGGCACAACTGCCGCCCCGTCTATCCAGGAGAGGCGATATGGGCAGTGTAAACGAGTACAGCCCGATTGTCGAGTACGTGGCGGTCACGATTGCGCAGACGGCGAGCCTGAGCGGGGCGGCCGACCTGGGCGGCGCGTCGCTGGTAGCCGTCGCTATGCCGGCGGCATGGACGGCGGCCAACCTGACGTTCCAGGCGTCAGAGGACGGCAGCACGTACAATAACATGTACGACGACCTGGGCAACGAGTACACCGTCACGGCGGCTGCGTCCAGGTACATCGTGCTAGACCCGTCGAAATTTGCCGGTGTGCGATGGATCAAAGCCCGGTCAGGGACGGCGACGACGGCGGTGAACCAGACCGGCGAGCGCAGCATCAACCTGATTGCGAGGCCGGTGTGAGACACCGGCTCCTGCAACTCCTGGTACGGCGCGCCGTGGGGCTGCCCTACTCGGATGCATTTACCCGGGCAGACGGCGTGCTTGGCGGGCAGTGGTATGCGCCCACGTGGTCAATCGCCTCCAACGCGGCTGTGTGCACGCCGACGATTGGGGAGGAGATGTTTGCGAATCCGGGGGCGGAGGGGACGTATTCGAGCGGGCGGGCGCCGAATTGGGGTAAGAACTTAACCGGGACGGCGAGCGAGGAGAATTCGATCATTCACGGCGGCCTGGCTGCCCAGAAGTGGGTCGGCGGGGCGAGCTCGTCGGGAGTTTACCCATACTCTGTTGCAGTCACGAAGGACCGCTGGTATCACTATTCCGGCTGGATTCGGGTTGATGCGGGAACGGGTCAACTTTATCGTAACAACGGGTATTTGCCGAACATCCTGCTCACCAAAGCGGCGCCGACGGGCAACTACGTCAACCTGATTGCAATCGACCGGGCGACTACGACCGGGACGGAGACGGTGTTGGGCTGTCAAAGCGGTGCAACATCGGTAACGATGTATTATGATGATACGTCGCTCAAACCGATTACGACGGCGAGCTTGTTTGCAACGCTGCTCACCAAAACAACCAACGTGACGGTCGCCGCAGCGGTGACACTGGCGGCTGCGCCGACCGACGGCGCAATCTTCACGCCGGGCGGGGTGGTGGTGGGCCTGGACAATCCGGCGAATCCGCTGAATTATGTCCTGGGGTACTACTACGGGACGAAGTGCTACCTTAACAAGTGCGTAGCCGGGGTGTACACGAGCCTGATTGCGACGACGACAACATACGTGGCAGGGGCGACGGTGCAAGTAGTCAAGTCCGGCACGACTTACCGGCTTTTCTACAACGGCGTTCAGGTCGGGACAAACCAGACGATCAGTGACGCAACGGTGGTCAATAACGTGAGGCATGGGATGTTCAGCGGCTACGCCGGAAATACGTTGGGTTCATTCAGTGTGAGTTGAGATATGCCAAGCGCAATACGAGTGATTGACCAGCTTCATGAGATAGTCAACCCCGGGGTTACCAAAGCTGCCCTTGATGCACTGACGCCGGTTGCCGGTCGACTACGGCGGGTAACCGACGATGTGCGCGGGCTGTGGATGGGGACAGACACACAGTGGTTCAACCTTTTCGGCGAGGCCATTAATGTAAAGGAATTTGGTGCGAAAGGCGACGGGAGCGGGACAGATGACCGTCAGGCGTTTATTGATGCGATAGCAGCAGCTCCTGACGGGTCAACAATACTGGTTCCAGATGGGGATTATACAGTAGATACGTCTGGGGCGAAGTATATCAACCTGAAGAGTAATCTCCAGCTAGTCATGGCTCCCAACGCAATCATTCGCCAGAAAGCAGTCGACAATGAAACGAATATCCTATTTCGACTAGTCTCCCTGGATAACGTAAGAATCATCGGCGGGAGGTTGGTAGGCGACAGGGTAACACCCACGGGCGGGGGGGACGGCGATGGCCTGGGAATCTATATCAACTCCTCGACAAACATACTGATTGATGGTACCGTTATCCAGGACTTCTACACAGACGGGATTGCTATTTCAGGGGGAACGGGCGCTCAGTATGTGACAATCCACCACTGCAAGATATCAAATTGCCGGCGAAACAACATGTCCATTTCAAACTGCAGCGACTTCCTCGTGGAAGGGAGCAGGTTTGTTACGGCAAATGGGAGGATCCCTCAGAGTGGGGTTGACGTAGAGCCAAATACGGGGCAATCGGTTGTTCGTGGCGCTTTCTCGCATTGTCTATTCGCCGGCAACACGAGTCATGGACTGTATTTGAATCTTGGATCTGGTGCGGCGGTGAGGGATATTGCGGTTTCAGGGTGTTCATTCAACGGTAATGGGATGGCCGGGGTTTCCTTGCAGACGGCCACAGATTGTACAGTAACAGGGAATAACTTCACGGGCAACAGCCCAGACATCGCCCTTGCTTACTGTTCAGGCTGTGCGGTGACTGGTAACGAGTCACACAATGCAGCAGGTCGCGGTATCTATATGGAAGCGCCGAATAATTGTACGGTTGTGGGAAATACTGTCACGTATGCCACGCTTTCCGGGATAGAAGTAACCGTTTCTGCCCCTTATTTCGCAGATCAGAACGTCATTGCCAACAATGTCATTTCCTCTTGTACACAATCTGGGATTTATTGTCAAGGACTGAGCGAATCTGAAATCAGTGGAAATGCTATTGGCCTAAACGGTCGTTATGGGATCTTTCTGAGTCAATGTATCCAAAACGAGGTTGTGGCGAATCAGGTAATCGCCTACGGCCAGGCGGCAGACCTTACCTACAACGCGATTCACCTCGGGAATGGCTCACATTACAATAACATACAGGCCAATATGGTGCGAAAAGCGAGGCACTATCATACTGGCACCGCTCAGGCAGGTGGAGACAACACGATCACGTTAGAAGCCACCGCAAGCGCTTACAATGATTTCTACAACACTTTGACGGTTGTAGTTCTCAGTGGCACCGGCAGCGGCCAGACAAGGACTATCTCGGATTACGTTGGCAGCAGTAAGGTCGCCACCGTCTCCGAGAATTGGGTTGTAAACCCAGACTTGACATCGGTATATGAGGTCAGGAATGCAAACCGGGGACAGTATGGAATCTATATCGGTTCGGGCTGTAACAACAATGTCGTAACTAACAATGATCTGTACAAGGCGTCTAACTACTCTGTGTTGCAGGATTCAGGGACCGGAACGGTGACGACGGCCGGGAACAGGTTGGCTTGACATGGCTTACACATTGACGATTTCAATAGCCCTGGGGTCGAGTAAGACCGGCCTTACACTCAATGCGCAACTGATCAACACAGCCGGGGGCAATGTCGGCGGGGCCGTCGCCACGGGGTTTGTCGAGGTCGGTGCGGGGAACTACCAGTGGACTTATGCCTCGTTTCCGGATGGACACCGGGGCGGCGTGAAGTTCTACGACAACGCCGACCCGACGACAATCCTGGCATTCGCGGCGATCAACCCGGAGGAGGGCGAGTATACCGATCAGAAGTCCAGTACAATTGAGTCCGACGTGTGGGGCTATGCCAGCCGGACGCTGACCCAGACGGCGGCCAGCGTGACGGCGACGGTCAG